CTCAAATTAGCTAACTTAGCTAATTATGCCGCGCCGGGGCTGCCAAATACTGCACGCCAATCCGAAACGCCGAAGCTGTAACGCTCACGCGCTTTGAAGCGCATGTTTCCGGTGTCAAAGTCACCTTCCATCGCAGTTTTGATTGGAGAACGGTTGAAGTATTTGAAGCCGTTAGGCGCATCAGTCATCACGAAGAACGCATCTGTATCCGTCAAGAAATGGTTTACGACGGCACCCTGAGGAACCATACCCATGTTCTTGATAGCATTTGCATCGTTGTCAGCAGTGCCAACACGCAAGTTTGAGTTCAATACTCGCTCTGCGATGAACTGAAGTTCCTTAGGAATGATCAGTTTGGTACCACGAACAGCGATCTTCAGACCACGCTCGTCAGTCAACCAGCAATGTCGATCAGAGCTTGCTCAAGAGAAGTCTCGTTCAAGTCCGCAGCAGTAGCCAGCTGGTTGCGCTGGTTACCTGACAATGATGGGTGAGCTGATGAACATAGTGCTGCACCGTCACCTACAGGTGAGCCAGCGCTGAACGCGTTGTTCAAGATTGATGCAGCTTTGATTTGCTTGGTTTGAGCCATTGAGCGAGCCAAAGCTTTGGTGTAACGAGACGCTAGACGATCATAAAGATTGTCTTCGATAGCTTCCTCAGTAATTGAGAATGCTAATGCGATTGTCTCGTGAGTGTAGCGAGAGGTGTAAGTCTCTTGTGCGTCGTCAAACGAAATTGAGCCGCCTTCTGACTTAGTTGGCGCAGTGCCAAAACCACCTAACATTACCTCTTCTTCGAACGCGCGGTCAGAAGATTCTTCTGTGAAGATCTCTGCGTGCTCGTTCTCATAACGAGAGTATTCCATACCGAACAAAGCATTTAGTCCGGGTTCCAGTTCTTTAGCTAACTGGGCGCGAGAAATAGCCATTGATATTCTCCCCTATTAAATGCCAGTTGTAGCCACGGTGCCTACAGCAGCGCCGAGACCGGTGTTGAAAGAATGCAACAAACGAACTTTGTACTGCGCATAAGCTGCTGACCAGTCGCTGTTCGCTGCGTCTTCGTACAAGCCAACGATACGTACATCTAAAGTGGCAGTAGTAGCCGCAGTAGAAATATCGAGCATGTCAGAAGCACGACCTGTGTTGGTGCTACCGCCATTCAAAGACGCCATTGAAGCGTTTGAGAACACGTCAGCCAACGCAGTTGCGCGGTTAGTATTGCCTTCGTCTGCAACAACTACATAAAGCTGCATTGGATCGTCAAAGACGTATGCAACGATAGGGTAGTTTGTATCTACAGATACGTTGTTAGAACCGGGCCAGTAATTGCTCCAGACTTTTTTCTTGGTTGCAGAATCTACATATTCACAACCGTTGAATACACCTAGAGGTGCAACAGCGCCGTCAGCAATATCAATTGTACCGTCTGCGGTAGGGATTACGATGCCGCCTTGGTAGATAACGCTAGTTTGAGTAGCTGAAATCTCGTAAGCAGTTGCAGCGCTGTTATCAGCAGCGCCGCCAGTCTTCCCAATAGGACGCAGACCGTAGCCACCAGTAAGTTGGTTTGCCATTAGTCAAATCTCCTAATTAGGTAGCCCATTTATTTACGTGGGCCACCGAAGGTTACACGTTGTTGCCGATCAGGGTTACTGATCCGCATGGTAGAGTGTGAGTTCTCACGCATAAGGTCAGAATCGACTGCTTCGATCTGGTCTGCATTTCGACCTGCGAAATACGCCGTTCTCTCGGCAATTGTCTCTTCTGGAATGCGAGCTAACATCAAGCCGCCTACGCCAAAAACACCTTCGTATTTACCTGAATCAATTACTGGCGCTTCAAAATCAGGATATTCGTCCGAACGAACCAATTCCCAACCTTCACGCATTTTCGCACTTACATTCTTGCGGTCATCAAAACCACGAGTTTCAGCACGAATCCAGCGGTGTTTGAAACCGTCTGGTGCAGGTGGTGCCTCTAACATAGAGGGTGGAGCCCACGGCTTACGCCTAGCCGTCTTTGCTCTAGTTGTACTTGCGCGAGAGGAGCGCTTGATCGAACCATTGTTTTCTTCAGTCATCGCTATTCTCCTACTTCACGTATTTCGCGTATTCTTCAAGTGGCACACCCAATTTCTTAGCTATCGCAATTTGGCTTGGGTTGAGTTTAACCTTGTTGCCATTTCTGGCGCGCCCAGTGTTTCCGCGGGATACCCCAGCAACCGTCTGGGCTGGACGGCGACTGTCACCCGAATTTTGTTTAGCAAACTTATGTGGAAATTCTTCCGCCATACGTTTGTCAAGCTCATCATAGTATTCATCTGACTTCGGGTCAAACTGCTCTTGTTCGACCAAACGCTTGTGAATACCAAATGCAGCATACGTCATTGCTTCGTCTGAACCAAACCACGAATTGCGCTCTGCCCAGTCTTCTGCTTTTGGGTCAGGGCGACGAGGCTGCTGCTGTGGCATAGGGTTTTGAACCTGCTGCGTACGCTGAGCCTCCACCTGCTGGTTATAACGCTCTTGCTGGATTTTAGCCTGCTGAGCGCGGTCATTTTCAATCGCTAGGCGAGTGATTCGACGCTGTGCGTCTACAACCGCTGCGGTATCACCAAGATCCATCGCACGAGCCAAATCTGACTCGGCAGTCTGCATCTCTTTCTCTACACGACCGCTATATTCGGTCACGTAGCTATTGCTCATACCGTCATATTTAGACTGCAAATCTTCTTTTTGCTGTTGCACGGCTTGTGCATAACGCAAGGCTTCTTCTGCCTGACGCTCCGCTTCGCGCATCTTTTTGGTCAAGCGGTCAATACGCTTTTGAGTCGCATTTTGTGCTTTGTCAAAATTATCCTCAGAATCGTCAGATTGGTCAGATTCTGCTTCAGCACGACGCTCTGGCGCCGAACCTGTTTCTTCTTGATCGT